GACTGACCTCCAAGGCGGCGCCGGCGCGCAAGACCTCACCCTCGGGCTGGTCGATGGTGCGGCGGCGGTCTACGCACCGACCATCGCCCCGGGACCCGTCGCCGTCACCCTCGGGCTGGTCGATGGCTCGGCCACGGTCTACGCACCGAGCTTGTCGGCCCAGCTCACCCTCGGGCTCGTGGACGCATCTGCCGCGGTCTACGCGCCCACCGTCACGGCAGGCCCGGCCGCCATCACGGTCGGGCTGGTGGACGCCGGCGCCGCGGTCTACGCGCCGACCGTTGCGCCCGGCCCCGTCACGGCCACCCTCGGGCTCGTCGATGCCGGCGCTACGGTGTATGCGCCCGCGGTCGGGCTTCAGCTCACGCTCGGTCTCGTCGATGGCGGTGCAGCGGTCTATGCGCCGAGCGTCGGGCTCCAGCTCGCCCTTGGGCTCGTGGACGCATCGGCCGCGGTCTATGCGCCGAGCCTGTCGGCGCAGGTCGCCCTCGGTCTTGTGGATGCGTCCGCTGCGGTCTACGCCCCGAGCCTGACGCCGGGGGCCGTGACGGCGACCCTTGGGCTCGTGGACGCATCGGCCGCGGTCTACGCGCCCACCGTCACGTCGGGCGCTGTCACAGCCACGCTGGGCCTCGTGGACGCCGTCGGTGCCGTCTACGCACCGACGCTCACGCCGGCCCCCGTGGTGGTCACGGTGCCGCTGGTGGACGCCGCAGCCGCGGTCTACGCGCCCACGCTGGCATCTGGGTCCATTGGCATCACGCTCGACCTCCTCGACGCCGGAGCCGCCGTCTACACGCCCACGCTCACGCCGGCACCATTCCCGCTGGTCCTCGGGCTCATCGACGCCGGCGCGACCGTGCATGCCCCGAGCCTCACGCCCATGTGGACCACGGACCTGCCGGTCGTTGACGGGGTCGCGGCGGTCTATGCGCCGGTCATCAGCCCCGGCGCCGTGGCCATCGGGCTGAGCCTCCTCGACGCTGGCGCCGCGGTCTACGCCCTGACCGTCACCGGAGGGGCGATTGGGGATACGGTCTTCATGTCTGCACGCACAGGTGATACGCTCGCGCAAGGCGCGGCGATGGACGCGACTTCGGACGAGATGAGGGGCGGGGCGACCATGCGACAACGCCAGCGGCAAGTGTCTACGCGATGAGCTACACCTACGCTCAGCTCGTTCGGGCGGCTTGCGGCGACCCGGGCATCGTCACTCGCGACGTGGCTTCTGGCGACGCGACGTCAACCGAGTTCTACCTCGCCGCCGTCCCCATCATGGCCAACTCACAGTCGGTCACCGTCGGCGGCGTAGCGCGTACGGAGGTGGCGGCGACCCCGGGCGCAACCGAATACACCCTCGACGACGAGACGGGACGCATCGTATTCGGTGCAGCGCCGGGCAGCGGGACCGACAACATCGTCGTCATCTATCGGGCGGTCCGCCTGACGGACGCCGCAGTGGCGGAAGCATGTCGCCAGTTCGGGCTGGACTCGACCGTGACCGCGGGCACCGGCCCCGAGGCGGCCGTCTACAACTCGGCTGCCTTCCTGTGTGAGTGGATGGCGGCGTTCTCCGCCGACGACTTTGACTTCGACGCCGACGGGCAGTCGTACAAGAAGGGTTCGACTTCCGCTCGCTGGCAGGCCCTCGCCGAGCGCAACCAGAAGCAGGCCCGCCGCGCCGGTGGGCTCGTGTCCATCCCGGTGACCCGGCTCGATGGCTACACCCGCCGTGGCGAATACACCACGCGCGACATCGGTGCGACATCTGCGCAGAACCCGCGCCGCCAGTTCTACGGCGAGCAGGACGACCTGCCGTGAGCGGGCTGACCGGCTACCAGCTCCGGCGGATGCGCGCGACGGCCGACGCGCACCTACCGGACTCGGTCGAGGTGTGGCGCTCGACGGACTCCTCGGACAGTCGGGGAGGGCAGACGCAATCGTTCACCCGTCGCTCTACGCATCGCGGTCGCTACGTACCGCTGACCACCGTGCAGTCTGCTGAGCAGGTCTACGCCGACCGCTTGGGCGGAATGCAGGGCTGGTGGTTCACGCTCCCCATCGGGTCTGCCGTGGGGCTCGGGGACCGGCTCGTCACGGCCGACAGAACGTTCGAGGTCGTGAGCCTCGACGCGGGGCGGTCATGGGACCTGAGCCTCCGGGCACTGTGCCGAGAGCTGACCTGATGGCCAACAACGTCACCGTCAGCGTCAAGTCGTTCAACCGCATCCCCGCCATCGCCCGGTCCATCTCGACCGACAGCGACCGCATCGTGGGCAAGGTGGCCTTCGACGTGCAGGCCGAGGTGCTCCGGTCCATGGAGGGCGCCAAGTCCGGCCGCTACTACTCCATCCCCGGCGTGCGTAGCAGCCGCAAGGGCGGCGGCGGACGGCGACACCGGGCCTCGGCGCCCGGACAGGCGCCGGCGCGCGTCACGGGCGCTCTGGCTGGCTCTGTGGGCGTCCAGCGGTCGTTCAACCGGGCCATCGTCTACGTCAGCTCGAAGTACGCGCCGCATCTGGAGTACGGCACGGTTCACATGGCCGCTCGCCCGTTCCTGCGCCCGGCAGCCAAGAAGTTTCAGGACATCTTCCAGTTCGCCGTCGAGGCCATGCTCCGTCGAGCGGTGAGCGGCAAGTGAGCGCCGGGGCTGTCTTCGCTGCCATCTACGCAAAGGTCAACGGCACGACCGGCCTGACTGGTGGCGTGTGGCGCGACCGTGCCCCGAGGGGCACGCCGTTCCCGTTCGCAGTCATGTCCGCGGAGCCCGTCGAGGTGAGCGACGTCCTGACTGGCGAGGCGTACTTCGGTGGCGAGTGGACGGTGAAGGTCGTGGACAAAGGCGAGTCAGCTACCACGGCGGACACGGTCTACGCCACCATCCACACGGCGCTCCAGAACACCACGCTCACCATCAGTGGCTACACCGCGATGATATGCCGCCGTCGGTCGTTCTTCTCGTACGACGAGGACTTGGAGGGCGGAGAGCGTGCCCAGCACGTGGGTGGGACCTACCGCATCATGGCCGCACTATGAGTCTTCACGTAGAAGCCCGCGAGCGGTACTCTACGCGGGAGGAGGGGCACCTTGGCTAAGGGCGAGTTCTTCATCGCAAACACAGGTCTCGATTGGCTGGACCCGAAGACGGGCAAGAAGGTCCGCGTCGAGGCTGGCGAGCGCGCGGACCTCGTGCCAGAGAAGTCGCGCGGGTGGCTGCTGGAGCAGGGCCTCATCAGTCCGTGCGACAAGGACGGCAAGGTCGCCGAGCCGGAGCCTGAGTCGTGACCGCCGTCCACGGCCGCAAGGCGAAGTTCTACGTCAACGGCTACGACCTGACGGGCTACATGCGGTCGGCGACCATCAGCCGCACCGCGGACATGGCCGAGGCGTCGCCCTTCCTGACCGACGTGAAGCGGTACGTCTCGGGGATGTTCGACTCGACCATCTCGGCGGAAGGCATGTACGACGGCTCGGCGCTGGCGGTGGACGCGACCCTTCAGGGCATCCTCGGCAGCGTGACGACGGCCATCATCCTCGTGGACATCGGCACGGAGGCGGTCGGCTCGGTGGCCCACGGTCTGGCGGCGGCGGAGTCCACATACGACGTGGACACGGCCACGGATGACGTGGCCGCCATCACGGCCGAGTTCCAATCGAGTGCCGGCGGCGGGGCCGAGCGCTGCCTCATCCACAAGCCGCTGACTGCCATCACCACCGCCAACGACGGCGACGGCACGGCCATCGACAACGGGGCCTTGACCGCGTTCGGCGGCGTGGGCTACCTGCAAGTCCTTGCTGCGTCTGGCGGCGGTACGCTCACCGTGAAGGTTCAGCACTCGGTCGATAACGCGGTGTGGGCGGACCTCATCACCTTCGCTGGGGCGACCGCCATCGGAGCCGAGCGGAAGACGGTAACGGGGACGGTCAACCGCTACACCCGTGCGAGCGAGGCCATCACGGCTGGTTCGCAGACCTATGTCATGGCCTTCGGCCGCAAGACCTACTAAGAGAGAGGGGAGACTCAGGTGGCATTCTCACACGGCTCCAAGGCAAAGTTCTGGCTCGATGACTCGGGCGGGACGCTGCGGGACATCTCGGCGTACCTGACCAGCGCCGGGCTCCAGCGCCTCGCCGACATGGCCGAGACCAGCGTGCTCGGCACCACGGCCAAGACCTACATCCCGGGCATGACGGATGCCACCATCCCCATCGAGGGCAACTTCGATGCGACCATCGACGGCTATCTCGCCGGCGTGCTCGGCAGCGAGACGCCGCTGGAGTGGGAGTATTACCCTGCCGGCGAGCCGGTCGGGGCCACCAAGCCGAAGTACAGCGGTCAGGCGTTCCTGACCTCGTACGACATCGAGACCGGGACGGACGACAAGGCCGGCATCTCGGGTGAGGTGCAGGTCACCGGAACCATCACCCGCGCTGTCGCATAGGTTCACGCACAGAGGAGATACTCGTGGCCAAAGACGGAACTGCCCCCGTCGAAACCCGCATCGCCACCATCGAGGACATCCTCGGTGCCGACGACCTTCAGGAAGACTTCGTGGACGTCCCCGAGTGGGGCGGACCGGGGACGCGGGTTCGGGTCAGGGGCTTCAACAAGCAAGAGCAGCTCGATATCCGTGAGGAGGCCGGCGGTGCCGAGAACTTCGACGTCCGCAAGTTCGAGCTGCTGGTCTTCATCCATGGCGTCATCGAGCCGAAGTTCACGGTGGAGCAGCTCGAACTCCTGAAGACGAAGAACGCGATGGTCGTGGACCGCGTCATCGAGCGCGTCATGGACATCGCGGGCATGACCGAGGAGGCGAGGAAGCGAGCGAAGACCACGTTTCCTGAAGGACCCAAGCCGAAGGTTTGACTTCATCCTCGCTCGGGACCTGAAGATGACGGTCGGCCAGATGCGCCGACAGATGAGTAGTCGCGAGTGGATGGAGTGGTCTGCGTTGTACGAGCTGGAAGGCGAGGAGCGCGAGCGAGAAGCTAAGCGCGCCAAGGCCCGCGGCGGCCGACGATGATGGGGATGGGCGAAGCCGCCCGCATCTTCATCACTGTCGGTCTCGACGCTGCCGGTGCCGCGCGTGGGCTCCAGACGCTGTCCAAGGAAGTCGATGGCTTCTCGGGCAAGCTCAACGCGTGGAAGACCACCATCGGCGCCGCAGCCAGCGGCCCGCTCGACGCGTTCGGGAAGATTGGCGACGCCGGCGACGGCATCAGGATGACCGCCAACGCGGTCGCGCAGCTCGGCCAGACGCTGTTCGCCGGGGCCGCTCGCAATGAGCAGTACGCTACCTCGTTCGCCGTCCTGCTGGGTTCTACGGAGAAGGCGGAAGCGCACATCCAGTCGCTCACCTCCTTCGCCAACGAGACGCCGTTCACCCTCCCCGGCATCGTCGAGACGAGCCGGCAGCTCGAAGTCATGGGCGGGTCGGCGCTCGACACCATCGAGAACATCAAGCTGGTCGGCGACGTGGCGTCGGGCACGGGTCAGGAGATTGACCGGGTCGGCGTTCAGTTCGGCCGCCTGTACGATGGGCTGAAGAACGGCACTCCGCTCGGCGAGGTGATGATGCGCCTCGGCGAGATGGGCGCTATCTCGGGCGACTCGCGGCGGAAGATACTCGCGCTCGCGCAGAGCGTGCAGAGCGGCGCGAAGACCATGGATGAGGCGTGGGCCGAGGCCAGCGGCGAGTTCAAGCGGTTCGCCGGCCTGACCGGCAAGCAGTCCCAGACGCTCGCCGGCCTGTGGTCTACCTTCACCGACACCCTCGACGCCGGCTTTGCCCGCATCGGCACCAAGCTGCTGCCCATCGTCAAGCCGGTACTGAAGGGCGCCATCGACCTGTTCGGGAAGCTGGCCGACGCCGCCATCTTCGTGATGGACAACTTCGAGTCGTTGGGG